AACTACCGCCACGGTAACGACACCGCCCGCCACGCCAAACGTCCCTACGGCTCCCACAGGGGCCTTTACGGGGATGACAGACGGGGAGATCAATACCCTCAATGTTCAGCTTGGGATCAATGACAGGACTGCACTGATGCAGGCTGTTGAGTATTCCAGCCAGTTTGATGTTGACTGTGATCTGAGGCTTACTGTTGCAGACATCATTGAGGTGTTTGATGAGTTTGCAGAGGCTCTGAACAACAGGGCGATTGCAAGAACCTCTCCGCTGGTCAAAGAGGCCCAGAGACTAGGGGCAACAGAGGTGGGTTTCAGGCCTGCTGGAGAGCCTGCAAGGGTTCTCAGTGAACCCCAGATAAAGAACAGGGCAGAACTGGATGAATGGGTCAAGGCCAACAGTATCTCTGGTGACGAGATCAAGGCCCTCCTGCTCAAAGCTGGCTTTGAGAACTCTCAGGCTTACATGGCTGAGAACTTTGAAGGCGGTATTCAGGGACTGGCTGATTTCATCTATCAGGGTCTCAAGTAATAGTGGAAACCCTGCTCTGTAATGAGTCAGGGTGCAACCTCCACGATTACGAAATTCGGGCTTTTGGGGTGTGTCGTCATCTCGACCACCTGAGAAACATGGAGGCGGTTGAGCCTCCTGATATTGGAGAGGCGGTGAGGAGTGTTCTGAAGGAACTCCTCCCGCCCCTTCTTGACTCCATTCAGGAGAACACTCAGATGGTTGGATACGATGACGATCCTCCTCCTCGGAGGACTTACACCAAGACACCCGAAAGGCAGACAGATGGAGGTGTGCCACTATGACTACAAATCAATTAACAGTTCCGACTGTCACCAAGAAGGGACTGGCCTATACCCTCAACTGGGAGGAGGGTGTGGAGATGAAGCTTGAGCGGCTGTACCAGCACAGGGATTATCACGTTGACGCTGAGATCACCGTGCTGGATTACAGCGAAATAAACCCCTTGCTGGTGGGGCCTCAAAGAACCAGCATTACCAAGACGTTCAGAGGACTCATTTCTGAACTGGAGGGGGAGTCTGCCAGACCTGACTGGGGTAAGCGGCTGAAGCAGGCCGCCATCAAGGTTCTGGACGACTTCAGAAGCGGTGATCCTGTAATTAAACTGAACGAGATGCCCCCTCCTGAGATGCCTCCTTGGAGGATCACAGGGGTGGCCCATGAAGGGATGTCCTCGCTGATCTACAGTTCTGGCGGGATGGGTAAATCCACGCTGGGTGTGGCCTTTCTGACATTGATTCAAGGCGGGATGGGAATCCCAGACCTGTTCAACGTGATAAAGGGCAACACTCTCGTCCTCGATTATGAGGCAAGCTGGGCTGAGACTTACAGGAGGAGCGGGGATGTGACGAGAGCCTACGGCCTTGGCGAGGAAAGCATGGTTTACTACAGGTTTATGTCAGCACCGCTGGCCCATGAAGCCGAGTACATACGGCAACAGATAGACGAACTGGAGATTTCAGTGGTTCTGATAGATTCAGCAGGCCCAGCCTGTGGTGGATCACCAGAGGAATCCACTGCCACGCTCCAGTACTTTGCCGCTCTCAGGTCTCTCTCAAGTCTGGAGAAACCCGTGACCACAATCACGCTGGCTCATGTCACCAAGGACAAGAGCAGAAGTGAGGATGGCCCATTCGGTTCGGTTTACTGGACTAATCTCCCCAGAGATACCCATGAACTGAAGTCCTACAGGACAAAAGGGAGCAACTATCTTGACTGTGCTTTGCACCACAGAAAGACCAACATAGGAACTATCCATGACCCCATCGGTTTCAGGATGACATGGGACGGCCCCAATGGTCTTTTTCTGGAGAATCTGGACGTTAAGAAACACGCTTCCCTGTCCTCCGATCTCCCACTGGCTGAAAGAGCCAGAATCTGCATTGAGATAGATGGGCCTCAGACCACTGATGAACTCATGGCAAAACTCGATGCCAGAAACAAGAACTCACTCAGTGCAACATTGAGCCGAGATGAACATCTGGAGAGCATCGGAGACAAATGGCAGTTGAGCGGCTTGGATTTTTAGGGAGCAATCTCGCTCCCCTATACACAGACATAGGAGGGGGCCGAAAGACCTCTGTTTGAGGCTTCCAGCCCCCTTCTAGGAGGAAAGGATGGTAATAAAAGCCAAATATCTACCAATAAACAAAGAAGAGACATTAAATGCACAGGGTCTTATGGCCTATCTGTATATTCATGCAGTGAAGGATTCCGCAGAGAAACTGATTAACAAGACAGATGAAGGCTCGGTTCTCGATAGCTTATGGGCAAAGTTTGTTGCACGGTTTCAAGAATTGCCCCTTGATGATATGGAGACAGTTTTGCATTTTTTACATTGCCTAGAAGAAACAAAACAAATATCAGAACTCATAAGAAAGGAGTTGAAGTAGATGGCAAGACTGGAGGATTTTGACGAGACAGGCCACGGCTGGAAGGTGACGGATGCCCCAGATGATCTGGGAGCGGAATCAAGAACCAGCGGGATGGTTGACCAGATGAAGCAAGACCTTGGGGCATGGAGGGAAACGGTCAAGGTTACGTTACATGAGAAGGGTGGCTTTTACTCGGTAGCGGGTGACAGCAGGGTGCTGGAATACGACAAATTAAAAAGGGTCACCAGCATTCTGAACAGTATCAACAAGCCCTTTCTGATGCCGTGGGCGGCAAACCAGACGGCAAGGTATATCAACGAGAAAATGGCAACCACGGGAGACCAGAATTTCATCCAGAAATCTGTCCTTTCCAAGATTATTACTGAGGCTCCGAAAGCCTACAGGAGAACCTCTGGAATTGCGGCGAGTTTTGGTACTGATGCCCATAAATGGATGCAGAGGATAAGTGATGTGGGAATTGCCAACTGGGTTGCCAATTCAAGCCTTCTGGCCCCCCTTCCAGAACAGTTCAGGCCAGTGGTAGACCAGTGGCTTAGGTGGATGGGTAATTCAGGCCTTGAGGTGATTGGCACAGAGGTCAGCGTATACAGCCCTTTCAGCGATCATCACCAGCCCCAGCATTATGGGAGTGTGACGGCTCTGGGGGGCTTTGCTGGAACTATCGACTGCATAGCAATTGACCCAGACCACCCAGAGAACGGCGTGGCCCTGATCGACTACAAGACAGGCTCCCGAATCTACCCAGAGGCGGCATTACAGATGACGGCCTACAGGAGGGCTTTTATTTATTCAGGGCTGATGCACCTTCTGGACATGGGAGAGGATATTCCCCTGAAGTGTTTTGTGGTGAGGGTTCCGAGGGTCTCCACCGAGTCTGTTGATGTGCTGGAAGTGGCTCATAGCAGGTGGAACGAGGACGCTTTTGACGGGGCGGTGAGCCTCACAAAATGGCAGGGGAGGAAGGAAGGCATATGGCAGGAATAACAGTGGAGGCAAGCATACAGATCAGGGGCAATGTATCGCTCCAGTTCCCGTCTGAGAAAGAGGCTGAAAAATGGATTGCCGCAGTGACCCCAGATTTTGATCCAGAGTCTGCCAATGAGGGGCCAGTGATACTGGGGTTGGCTATGGTCAATCTGAAGGGCCAGCTTGTGAAGATGTCACAGGCCGAGATAGTTGTATCCCCCTCGCTGGAGGAGGGTGTACATGGCTAGTTATTCAAGTCTCTGGCGTGATGAACTGGAGAAAACAGACCCCCAGCTTCTGGCGGCTCTGGAACAGGTTGATTATGAAATTCCGATACCGCTAAAAAAGTGGAAGGCCAAGGAGTTCAGGAGGGTGCTGGAGATTCTGGAGATTCACGGCCTTTCACTGGCAGACTGGAACAGGGGCTTCATCGACTACATGGAGACCAACACAGGGGAGCAGACCCTTTCTGGATACCTGTGGAAATCGTGGCAGGAATTAAAGCCAGAGGACAGGTACTACCCCCGTGGTCAGATCGGCATTAATTACGACACCATGATGGAGAATCTCACGGTGGGGCCAAATGACCCCAGCCGTGTGCATATGTGCAGGAAATGCTCCAAGGGGTGGGCTGATTCTATGAAGGAGGGGCATGACCATGAGGTGCAGTAACAAGCTGAACTTCCAGAACAGGCGGGAGGCTGAGAAACACGCTGATTTCTGGTTTGACCGCAATGAGAAAATGAAGCCCTATCTCTGCAATGCTCACAGAAGCTGGCATATAGGACATGACAGGGCCAGTGAGAATCCTGCCACAAGAATCCACAGGATACTGGAGGAAGGTTATGAATAACCCCGATTTTCAGGATGATATGTTCGGGGAGGCAGTGCCAGTGTTTCCCAGCATTCCAAGCTGGTTGAAAACTTGCGTGGAGAATATCTGGCAACTCTACAACACGAGAGAACCCCTTTATAAGAACCAGAGAATTGCCGATGATGACCTGTACCTCCAGATGATGTACTGGAAGGTCTATGACGGGCTGGATGAGGTGTTTGATACCGCCGAGACCCCAGAGGACGCATTTTTTAAGCTGGAGGAGTGGTATGTGAGCGGCAGACCCACCTCGCCAGAGACAATCAACAGGAGCCGCCGATGGCTTACACAGGACAGGGAGGGCGGGGCTTATATGAGGGTGTCACCAGCGGCTAAGTCGAGAAGGGCCAAGAATGAGCAGATGATGAGGTCTCAGATACGGGAGCAATAAATGAGCAGGGGAGCCAAGCGGCTTCCCTGCCTTTTTTTGGTTTAGGGGGTTTTGAAGGTTCTGATGGTTTTGATTTCTGAGGATTCTGAGATTATTGAGCCTAAGAAAAAGAAAATAAAAAAGACTGTCAAGAGTCTAACTGTAGAGACCCCTAAAGGGGTCTCTCTATACAGTGTTAACGAGTGTGTTAAGAGGTATTAACAGGAGGATTAACAGGGAAGGGCGTACTTACGCCCCGCATCCCTGTTAATCCCTAAGAAAGGAAAGAGTATTGAAGAGAGAAACAAGAGAGTCCAGAGAAAGGCTTTCCAGACTTAAAGGAACTGATATCACACTGATCCTGTCGATGGTCAACGCCCTGCCAGAAATGGAGCGTGAGATCCTGATTGACTACTACGGATGGAAGGACAACCATCCCAAGGATTTTAAGGAAATAGGACGGTCATTCCACCAGACCGAGGGAAAGGTAAAGGATGTGTATATAAAGGCCTCCTTTGACCTTCTGGGCCTGTCACTGGCTATGCTGGTGGAGACCGAGATGCAGGAGGAGTTGAATCATGGAGAATGACTGCACCCACTACTGGATGCTGGAACAACCAAACGGCCCTCTGGCAAAGGGAGTCTGCAAGAAGTGCGGGACAGAGGAGGAGTTCCCAAATGCCTTCACTCCTAAAAGGACATTCAGAATCACCTACAGAAGCAAGAAGGCAAGCCTCATAGAGGACATTAATCTGGGTAAAACCCATTAACATAGGAACGATTAACAATGATTAACACGTTAACGACAGGGATCACGATCTCGGTTATTACTGACTCAAAACTTACAAAGAACGGCATGAAAAACGCCCACTCCAGAACCCTGTCAAAACTTACCAAGAAGTTCAGGAACGAAGCCTATCTTGAAGCCGCTTATCTCATCAGGGAACACGGCTCATGGAAGACCCTCAAGGAAGCCTCCATTCATATAGTTTCCTTCTATCCGAGAACCCCTATGGACTACGATGGGCTGGCCTGTGCCGTGGCTCCTACTATTGATGGCATGGTTCTGGCTGGGGTACTGGAGGATGATTCTCCCAAGTGTGTCAAGGAGTATCACATGGCCCATGTAAAGGTAGACACGCTGGCAGAGAGGAGATCGGAGGTTACTATTAAGCCTTATTTTCAGCAGTGGAAGATAGTATGAGGAGCCTTATTTGTGTATATGGGGGTCATAAGGACTGTCTAAGGCCCAACTGTTCCTGTGCCTGCCATAGGGTAAACTGTAGGGAAACTGAGCGCAGTAGAGGGTGAGCATGGTCGAGAAAGAACACCATCATCAGAAACGAACCCGCAAAAGAAACAACATGACGGCGAGGCGGTACAGGGTGTTGGATGCCCACTTTGGAGGGGCCTCCGAGCGGCAGATTGCAGTACAGGAAAGCATCTCTCCAGCCCTTGCACACTCCGACCTGAAGGCCGCTCTTGAGATGCTGGCCCAGAAGCACATGGGAATAGCTGATGAGGTCAGGGCGGTGCAGATGGAGCGGTACAGTAAACTGCTTATGACATGGTGGCCCTTGGCATTGGCGGGAGACTTGGAAGCCACTGACAGGGTTCTGAGGATTCTCAACCATATCAACCAGATCAATGGTGTGATTCCAGACAAGCCCATGATCACCCTCCAGCAGAACAACGTGAACATTAATTCAGCCCCAGTAACCTTCCACATAGAGAGTGCCAATGACGACCTTGGAGATAACCTATCAGAGGCCTAACCTCTACCCTAAACAGGAGAGGGCTATCTTTGGCCCGTCCCGTTACTCGGTAGTTGAGGGGGCCACAAAGTCTGGCAAGACGGTGGCCTGTATTGCTTGGATTCTGGAGCAGGCTCTACATGGGAAAGTAGGGCAGAACTTCTGGTGGGTAGCCCCAGTGTACTCACAGACCAAGGTGGCCTTCAGAAGGCTCAAGAGAGGCCTTCCCCAGCACCTCTATGCCACCAATGAATCTGAACTCACGGTGACCCTCCTGAACGGCTCCATAGTGAGGTTCCTTTCAGCAGAGAAACCTGATGCTCTCTACGGTGAGGATGTCTATGGGGTGGTACTGGACGAGGCTACCCGAATGCGGCAGGAGTCTTGGTTCGCCATCAGGTCAACCATCACTGCCACTAGGGGTAAGGTCAGGATCATAGGGAACGTGAAGGGCCGCAACAACTGGGCCTACCGTCTGGCTAGGAAGGCAGAGCAGGGGGAACCTGAGTGGGACTATGCCAAGCTAACGGCCTACGATGCGGTGGATGCTGGGATACTCGACAGGCGGGAGATTGAGCAGGCCAAGGCCCAGCTTCCAGAGCAGATATTCAACGAACTGTACAAGGCCGTTCCTTCAGAGGACGGGGGCAACCCGTTTGGTCAGGGAGCCATCTTTAAATGTATAGGGCCGATGGGCCTGTCAGAGCCTGCGGTGTTTGGTGTAGACCTCGCTAAGTCAGTGGACTGGACTGTTGCAGTGGGGCTGGACGTTGATGGGAGCGTGTGTTCTTTCGACAGGTTCCAGCTACCTTGGGAGGAGACTATCGTGAGGCTTGCCCGATTGATAGGAGATACCCATGCCATAGTGGACTCCACTGGTGTGGGAGACCCTGTAGTTGAGAGGCTACAGAGACACCTTCCCAGCGTTGAGGGTTTTCACTTCTCCAGCACATCCAAGCAGAAACTCATGGAGGGGCTTGCTCTGGCGATACAGGGCCAGTATGTGACGGTTCCAGAGGGGCCGCTTGTCTCCGAGTTGAGTTCCTTTGCCTACGAGTACACCAGAACAGGAGTCAGGTACTCTGCCCCAGACGGCCTCCATGATGACTGTGTGATGGCTCTGGCTCTTGCTGTGCATGGACAGGGGATCACACCATCACAGGGCCTGTGGTAATTGCGGAACCCTCAGATAGTTTTGTAGACTATAGAAGATTATGGGGCTGAACATTCAAAGCTTTCTCCTAGCTTGAGGTGTCCTGACGTTCATCCTGTGGGTCGGCCCCATGATCTAATCAGGAGGGTTGTATGGCTCTATGGCCTTGGACAAATAAATCAGAGGACGATGCTATAGCGGCAACGATTCCTCTGCTCACTGACACTTCATCTGTTCAGTACCCCGCTGACAATTATCTCAACTTTGCCAAGGACGGCTATGGGCGTAACGAGATAGTCCATGCCTGCATCAGGGAACTCTCCACAGGGGTGGCAAGTGCTAGGTTCATGGCCCAGAAAGAGACAGCAGACGGTGGTGTGACAGAGATGTTCGGTACACCGCTTGCCAAGCTTCTGGACAGGCCCAACAAGGACAACGATTTCTATCACTGGATAGAGCGGCTGGTGACTTATCTCTATGTCAGCGGCAATGCTTACGTTCTAAAGGAAAGGAATAAGACCAACGGCATCATGGCTCTCTGGCTCCTACGGCCTGACAGGGTTGCCATCAAGCCTACTGACAGGGGCGTTAACGCTTACGCTTACGAGATAGACGGAAAGACCTATGAAATCCCAGCCGAGGATGTGGGGCATTTGAGTTTGCCCAATCCTTCTGGGGATGTCTATGGTCTGAGTCCTCTCCATGTTCTTGCCAAGGTGGTCAACCTAGACAGTTCCATGACGGATTTCGCCAAGGTCTACTTCCAGAACTCTGGTATTCCCAGCGGTCTCCTGAAGGTTAAGCGGAGGCTCAACAGCCAAGAGGATGCCAACAGGATCAGGGCAAGATGGAGGAGCAGTTTCGGAGGGGCCACCAACTTCCACAGGCTGGCGGTACTTGATGATGATGCCACCTATGAGACCATTGCTTCAGCCCCCAAGGATATGGAACTGGAGGGCCTTCACTGGCACACAGAGAGCCGTATCTGTGCGGTGCTTGGTGTTCCCCCTATCCTGATCTCTGCCAACGTGGGGCTGGCGAGGAGTACATTTGCCAACTACAGGGAGGCCAGATACTCCTTCCACAGTGAAACGCTGGAGCCTTTAATCAGCAGGATCGTGAGGTTCCTCAATTACTGCCTCTCCTATGAATATGGCAACGGTGAGCAGATCGTTGCCGACCTCTCCCAGATGAGAGAGTTCCTTGACGATAAGGATTCAATCTCCACCAGAGCAACGTCTATGTTCCAAGGTGGGTTGATCACCCTTAATGAAGCAAGGGAAATGATTGGCATGGATGCGATTGATGACGGGGAGGTCAGGAGAACTCCCGTGAACATTGTTGAGAGTGATTCATTTGATTCACCAGAGGCCCTCCCTGCAATCGAGGCAGGGAACAAGGCTCTGGACGCTGTTAAGGCCCCTACTGTGGCCACTGGGGCGGTCAGGCTACGCCGTGACCTGATCAAGGACAGGGATGCACTTACAGACAAATGGGAGCCACAGTTCAAGACTTACTTCAGGAGTATCCAGAACAGGATGGACGGCGTTCTGGGTCGGCACATGGCGAGGGAGACCAACGAGATAAAGGTGGAGCCTTTTCCTTTCTCATGGGAGGACTTACTTCCTGATGACAGAGACCTTTCCAATACGCTCTACAGAATGTATCTGGATGTCTCCAAACAGACGTTTGCACACATCAATAATTCCTCTGTTGCTGGGGTTATGGAATGGGCTGAGAACCTTCCAGCCGTTTCCTCTGTACTGACCTCGACACCAGCAAGGGCCAAGATCATTCACAGTACTTCCGTCAAGGAAGTTCAGAAGGCTCTGGATATTGCCATGAGCAGGGGATACTCCATTGAGCAACTTGCCAGAGGGGTTCCCAATGAGAAGTTCGGCGGGATCAGGTCAATGATAAATGAGGGAATGGTGAGGGCCAGACTCATTGCCAGAACCGAGGTGATGAGAAGCCAGAACATGACAACGACAGCCTTCTACAGTAATCAGGGATACGAGTGGGTCAGGGCTGATGATGTGGACGGAGGCGAGGGAGACAACTATGTCCCTGCTGGCGATCCTTATGGAAGGACTTGCATCGAGAGGCACACCCAGATTTACCATGTGAGTGATGCCGCCAACATAATGGATCACCCTAACGGGACGCTTAACTGGAGTCCCATGCCGAGAGACTACAATCCAAACGCCAATGTGGACTATGTTGATCCCGCTCTGGCCTCTTTTGCACAGAGATTCCCAGACGCTGTTGATCCAGCACTGAGACCATAAGGAGGATCACTTGATTAATAAGAGCCAAGCAGTACAGGTCAAGGTTCTTGACGAGGCCAGCGGAGTAGTTGAGGCCTACGTCAACAGCATGGGTATTGTTGATAAGGACAATGACATCATTGAACCCTCGGCCTTTGATAAAAGCATCTCCGATAATCTGCCGATCCCTGTCCTTTCAGGCCATGATCAGCAAACTGTTGTGGGGAAGGTTGTGACAGCGAGACCCGTATCGGTGGACGGTGAGGACTGGAAACTGTTTGCAGTAATGCAGATGAATCTCGACACTCAGGACGGCAGGGAAGCTTTCAGCAATGTGAAGGGGGAATATGTCAGGGAGTGGAGTGTTGGATTCAACATTCCTGATGGGGCTTGGGACATGGAAAGCAGGGACGGAGTTCCTGTCAGGATCATTAAAGAACTCGACTGGGTTGAGGTGTCCACTGTTGTCAGGGGAGCCAGCCCACAGACTGCCACGGTAGCGGCCAAGACCGTTCCCGATGCAACGCCGCCCGCAGAGGAAGCCAAGCCCATGACTAATTTCCACGCCTGCCGAGTGCGTGAACCTGCGGACTTTGACGAGTTTAGAACGACAACAAGAACAATGGAAGAAGGGCCTTACAGCGGCAAGCAGATCGAATTTCTGTGGGGCCACAGTAAGGAGTCGGGCGAGTGGGAGCAAGCCTCCTACCATATGCCAGCAGAGGAGTGGACTGAGGCAGAAGCCAGAGGCTTTTGCAAGGAACACTCTGGGATACTTTTCGAGCCAGCAAAGCAAGCGAACTCTGCCTCTGACACGGTTGAAGAAACTGCCTCAGACACGGATGTTGCTTTTGGTCAGTTGACGCTCTTGAGAACGCAACTGGAGTTAAAAAATGGCTAAGAAGCCAAAGAAACGAAAACCTAGGTACTAAAGGAGGACTCCATGAGTACCAAAGAATTAAGGGAGCAGGCTGGGCAACTGCTTTCAGGGGCCGAAACATCCCTCAATGAGGGAGAGGTTGGGGCTTTTGAAAAGCAGATTACCGATGCCAAGACTCTCATGGCAAAGGCTGACGGTATAGACAAGGCGGCATCTGATTTGAAAGCCCTTCAGGGGGAGTTCAACAGGCCCGTCAACACCGTACCGATAGCCTCCAAAGACGTTGCGGTATATGACCCCAACGACAATACGGCAGAATTGAAGGCCGACTACAAGCCCCAGTCATGGGTGAAAGGTCTCCCTGCTATGGCCCAGCCGATGTGGGTGCAGGAGCAGATGGGGCCTAACGTCAAGGCAGAGGCTACGTTTCAAAAGGATACGTTCATGAAGTGGATGAAAGCCCCTTCTGAGCAAGCGTTTTTTAAGAACGCCACGCCTGATGAAATGAAGGCCATGCAAGAGGATACAGATGCTGAAGGCGGGTATTTTGTTCCTGAAGAATTTGTCAACATTCTGGTGCATGATACTGGAGTTCCAAGCAGTGTGTTGCGTCCTCTTTGCACCGTTATCAGGGTTGCCAGCAAGGACGGCTACGTTCCCACGCTTGCCTCTGCAACTTGGGCGGCTATAGCGGAAGAAGCGGCATACAGTGACCAGACTCCAACGGTTGGTCAGGTTCCGTTCTCCCTTGAGAAATCTGGGGGTCTTATTAAGGTGACGAGGGAACTGTTGGACGACAGTGCCATCAATCTCCCTGCCATGCTTTCCCAGATTTTCCAAGAGTCCGCTGGAAGATTTGAAGACGTGGGAATAATCAGCGGAAACGGCACGACTCAATATGCTGGGATAATGGGTGCCAGTCCTGACGATTACACGATGGCAAACGCCACCAGTGTTGTCGCCGCTGACCTCATCGGGATTTACTACACCCTTGAGGCCCAGCACCGTGCAAATGCAACGTGGATTATGAAGTCGGCAATTGCGGCCCTGATTACGGGCATAGCGGCAACGGCGGCAGGGGTTCATCAGATTCCCAGCCTTACAGCCGCACCAACAGACTTCATCTTGGGGAAAGCCAATGCAATGGTTGACTCTGCCAGCGGTCTTGGTGCAACTATTACTGCAACCGAGAGGATCGCCCTTTTCGGCGACCTCAAGCAGTATTTTATTTTCGACAGGGTTGGGTTCACGATTCGCAGGAATGACAGTCTCTACATGGAGAATGATCAGGTCGGGTTCTTTGCTTCTAGAAGGGGTGACGGTCAATTGACCCTCGCCGCCGCTTTCAAGATGTGCAGAGCCGCCGCCAGCTAGGTAGATAAGTAGGAGGGGGCTAGGTGGGAAAGTTTAATGGACTTCTCTCCCGCCTAGTCCCTTAGAGGTGATATATGAAAGTTCGATGTGTTAAGTCGTTTACGCTAAAGGGCGTGCTGTATGTTTCAGGCGATCAGTATGATATGCCCGCAAAGCAGGCCACTGACTATGCCGAGTATTTTGAAAAGATGAAAGCCTATCCAAAAAACAAGGCAAAGAAAACCGAGGAGAATAAGTAGGAATGGTTATCAGACACACCTACGCAAGCACAGACGATCTGAGAGACTACTTGGCTGGCACATCCTACAGTGCTGGGTGGACTTCAGACAGTGCTACCCTGCGGAGGATTGTGGAGGCTTCCAGCCGCCGCATTGATAACTACATTGGGATGCAGTCATTTGGCCCCAGAATTGAAACAAGATATTACGATATCGGCAGTGGGAGCCTTAGAAATTCCCCCCAGAATCTGGTGAGAAATACAGGCTCCGCAGATATCGGAAATTACAATGCCTATGAGTCGGCGATTGATCTGAATGTTTGGTTGATATCAGCCACTACCGTGACCTCTTTCAAGGCCACTGACAGAAGTTCCAGCGAGACCCTGACAGAGGGCTATGCCAACGACTTTTTTCTGGAGCCTTACAACACTAATCCCAAGGTCAGGATCAAGCTGAACGAGGACACTTCCAAGGGATTCTATTCAGGTCAGCAGACCTTTAGCATTCTTGGACAGTGGGGCTATCAGAATGACACCACAGCGGTCACCACTGTGGATGCGGTAAGCAGTACAACTACAACCTCGGTTAGTGTTTCCAGTGCATCTGGATTTGGCCCTGCCCAGACTATTCTGGTGGGAACCGAGCAGATGTATGTGACCAGCATCAGCGGCAACACGCTCACGGTGGAGAGGGGAATAAACGGTAGTACTGCCGCCACTCATTCTGGCGGGGATAACGCCAGCCAGTATGACTATCCTGAACCAGTGGTGCAGGCCTGTCTTGATCTTGGCAAGATCATATTCAGGGACAGGGACATGGCTGTCGGCACAAGTCTGGGAGGTGCGAACCCAACCATGTACAAGCTGGGGGGTGACGCTCAAAGAGTCCTGTTCTCCCTTGATGATTACAAAGCCTCCACAGGATACTCGGAGGTCTACTTTTAGTGGCAGATAAGACTACCTTTAGAGGCCCCCTGTTTATCAACGCCCCAAGGCATTTGAAGAATGCCGCCAACAGAGCGTTGGGGGATGTTGCAACCAGAGCATCTGTGCTGGTTAAGGTACAGCTATGGGGTGACGGCAAGCAGACAAAGCATGGAAGAAAAACAGGCCATCTGAGGAGTTCCATTCTTGGGGAACTCGTTGGAGACTTTCATGCAGTGGTCAAGCCCTCCCATACTGCGGCAGGGAATCCAGTAGTTTATGCCAACTGGGTAGAGGGCATTGATGATAGAAACAGCCCCACTGGTTTCGCTGGCTACAGTATGTTTAAGAATGTTGCAAAGGAAATGAACTCCAGACCCAAGTGGCTGACTGATATTTTTAAAGAGGCATTGATGCAGGAGTTTGGCCCATGAGCCGCTCTGGAGTCTTGGACAGAATAGACGTATTGCTGGCAACAGTCTCAGACCCAACATTTACCGCCATCTACAGGGGAGAGCCGATAGCAATAGCGGGAACACCTGTGATGGCCTACTGGATGGTGGGCAGGACGGTGGACTTCCTGACCCTGACAGATGTTTCCACTTCAACGAATTTTCTGATAAGAGCCTATTTCAGGGTTCAGGCATCGTCTGATGTTAGGGAGAGTCTGGAACTGGATGCGTGGGATGCAATGGTAAACATTGACACTGCCCTTAGATCGGACTCTGATCTGGATGGTAATTGCACAGATACAACGATTGGGACGGCCTCGGCTGGATATGTGGAAGTTGGCGGTGTTGCTTACAGAACCGTGGAGATTCCCTATGCAGTAGAAATCTATGGAGAGGTCACCATAACCCCGTGATAGGAGTTTTATATGGCTAAAGAATCAGGACTGAATGTAAGACTTTATGTGATGGGTTACGACCTCTCTGGGGATGCCAACGCCCTTGATGGGGCAGGCTACTCGCAGGAGACTATGGAAACTACGGCGTTAGCTAGTGCGGCGGCTAGCCGTATTACTGGACTGGCAGACGGTTCGCTATCAGTCAATGGCTACTTTGATAATGCCACTGGCAAGATTCATCCGACTTTCACCAGTAACTCAGGGAAAATACCAACAGCAGACCAAGTAGTTTTGGTTGCTCTTGGCTCTGCCGTGGGTGACCCATCTGTGGGCATATCTGCAAAGGAAGCAGATTACAACGTGAGCCGCTCATCTGGGAGTGCCATATCTGTCACCAGTACGTTCAGCGGCAACGGTATGGGGGGAGAGTTCGGCGTTATGCTGACTGCCCATGACGATACCCATTCCTCTGCTACCAGTGGAACATCAGTTGATAATTCTGCATCTTCATCCAGTGGCGGGTCAGGTTACTTACAGGCAATCTCCCTTGGTAGCGGTAGCGTAATTGTGAAACTTCAAGAAAGCACAAACAATTCATCGTGGACGGATTTTATGACATTTTCAACTGTTGGAACTTCTGATGTTTCAACAGCCGAAAGGAATACGATGAGCGGAACTGTTGCCAGATATATTCGGGTTCAATCAACGGGTACATTTACCAATGCAAAAATAGCAGTCGGGTTTTCAAGGTTTTAAGAAATTTCTTAGGAGGATTTTATGGCTAAACAGAGCGGTCTAGGGGATTACATTGCTGTCGATGACAGCGGAGGAACTGCCAGAGATTTATCGGACAACATTACAGGTTATGAGATAGGGAACACCCAGAACCTTCTGGACTCCACAACTATCTCCAAGTCTGCAATGGAGAGATTGATCGGTCTCGGAGACCTTTCCATTTCCCTGTCTGGTGTTTTCGACAAGGCAAGCAACAAGAGTCACGATGTGTTCAAAACCAAGTCAGGGACACGAACATTCACCTTGGCAGTTGGCGGCAACACTACAGGTTATCCAGAGTTGGAAGCTGAGTGCCTTGTTGCCGATTACAACCTCTCCAGAGGTAATGACGGCAGTCTTACATGGGCGGCTACGCTGAACCTTCAGAGCGGCACGGTTCCCACTTGGGGTACTGCATCATAATGGTGGAGGCGAAAATTAAAGGCCACACACCTTTTGTTCTCCAGAGAAGGGAGGCCATGCTGGAGTTTCCAGTGGAGTCCGAGTTTCACGGGCTTCAGGTGAGAGCCAAGCTGGATGTTGATCTGGGAACTTTCCTCCAGTTTCAAAAGCTGGGGGAGAGTGCCACCCCTGATGAGTCGAGAGAACTGTTTGAAAAGTTCGGCTCTGACATCGTGCTGGAGTGGAATATGCACGATGAGGACGGGAAACCAGTTCCAGCAAACGCCAAGGGATTTCTTACACTGCCGCCCAGTGTCTGTATTGCGATAGTTACAGCATGGGCAGAGAACGTCAGTGCCGTGGGGGAAGCCTAGAGGCTGACATTCTGAAGTGGAAAGCTACTGGAGGTGGGACTGACAGGGATGGCAATCCCGTTACCAAGCCCACCTCTCTTAGTTCTGCGGAAGTTATAGACGGCCTCTGCCAGAGGTACGGCAGTCTGCCGTCTGAGGTGCTGAAAGAGGATGCCAGCCTGTTAAAAATGCTTTACATAGTTGATCTTGGAAAGACGGAGCAAACGTGAGTCTGGGAAGCAACGTAGTTAACATTGTCGTTGGTGCAAAAACCGACGACGCAAATAAGAAGTTCAACCTTATACGGAAAGCTGTACTCGGAGTCAGTCTTGCCGCCGCTGGTGCGGCTATGGGACTGGTTAAGATCGGGGATGAAATAAGCAAAGCCACCCGAAATATCCAGTCTGCCACTGGAGCAACTGGGGCAGAACTGGATGCCCTGAAAAAAGAGTTCAGGGATGTTGCTGGAAGCGTTCCGCAGGACATGGACACGGTCTCTAAGGCCCTTGCTTCAGTTAGTACAGAACTGGGCATCACGGGAGATTCTCTGGAGAATACAACCAAGGGATTCCTAGACCTTTCCCGAATAACTGGAACAGAGGTGGGGCCTCTCATTAAGCAAGTATCCGACTCGATGGATATGTTTGGCATCAGTTCGGATCAGGCTTCCCAATCACTGGATGCTTTTGCCAAGGCATCCCAGATCACTGGAGTTCCTATTGCCACCCTGACCAGCAGGGTTCAGGAGTTCGGCCCTGTTCTCAGAAACCTCGGCCTCAGTATGAACGACAGCATTGCCCTCTTGGGGCAATTTGAAGGGGCTGGAATCTCAGCATCCAGAGTAATGCCTGCCCTCAATATGTCGATGAGGCAACTGGCAACCTCTGGCAGTGGTGACATGGCTGAGTCTCTCTATGAGGCCATGAGAGCCATCAAGGATGCAGAGACCAGTACCGCCGCCCTTAATGCGGCCACTGATCTGTTCGGTTCTGAAGGGGCGCAGAGAATGAGCATTGCTATCAGGGATGGCACTGTTGATATAGAGGCCCTGTCCGAGACCCTTGCCAACTCTCAGGGAACCGTAGACGAAATGAACAAGGGAACGCTTACGGCTGGGGAGCGTTGGGAGATGTGGACGAACAAGATGAAGCTGGCGGTTGGCCCTCTTGCCGAGGTCATGGCAGGAATAGGGCCAATTGTAATTATTCTGCCTTCTTTAATTGCGGGAATCGCCGCCCTTTCTGGAATGATGAGTGGCCTGTCCCTTGCAACAATGGGAGCCGCCATTAAGTCAGGGGTTTTAACAGTTGCCACAGGTTTGCAGACAGCGGCAAGCTGGCTCGGAGCCGCCGCCGCTACTGCACTCAGCCTTGCCCTCTCTCCCATAGGGTTGATTATCATTGGTATTGCGTTAGCTGTAGGGGCGGCAATTCTTATATGGAAGAACTGGGATGCCATCATGGCGGTTGTTAATGAGACCCTTCATAAAATAGATAAGTTTCTGAGAGACACCTTTGGCCCTACTTGGATATACCTGAAACAAGTTGTCAAGGATGTAGTTGCAGGAATTGTTGAACTTTTCAAAGGAATGTTTGCTCTTTTCTCTGGAGATATAGAAGGGTTCAAGGAGCATATGAGCAACGCTCTCGGCCTTCTTAAAAAGGCATGGGAGATGTTCATTGAAAACCTCTGGAAACCTTTTGACGAGTTTATGACCAATAAACTCGGAGCGGCTTGGACGCTTTTCAGTGGGATTATGAAAGCACAACTTGATGTGGCTATCGGATTTTTTAATGGATTTGTTGAGATTCTCAAGGGAATCTGGGACTTGATTGTCGGCATATTCACAGGGGATACCAACAAGATTACCGATGGGTTCAAGGGCATAGTAAACGGTATCTACACGATGTTTAACGGCCTGATTAAGGCCGTCAATCGTATCGGGTTTTCTCTACCCGATTGGCTGGGTGGTAAATCCTTCAGTTTGAATATTCCAGAGATACCAAAACTGGCAGAGGGTGGGATCGTAAACCGCCCAACGCTTGCCATGATAGGTGAAGGGGGGCCAGAGGCTGTTGTTCCTCTAAATCGAGGGGGAGGCCTTGGTGGTGGGGTTACGGTAAATGTGATGATGCCAGAGGGCGGAACCGTCATCATGGATGATGAACAAACCATGCAGAGGTTCAGTGACTTTATCACCAGAGAGATTCGGCAAGTTCTCAGAACACAGGCGGGCTTTTAATGGCAAAGCCCTATGTTCGGGTAATGGTGGATTGGGACAATAATGGCAATTTCACTGGAACGTATGACGACATCACAGACGATACCCGTTCCATGTCTTTCACTCATACCAGACAAGAATCCACCGACTACATGAACGGTTCGGTTCTTAACGTCCAGCTGAACAACAATGACAACCTATAT